GATAGCCGGAAGGTTGGGGCAACTGCTTGGCCTTCTCTTCGGCGGAATCCGGTAGCACAGTTATGTTGTTTGGGTCGGTTGCGTCCTGCCCAATTAAAATTTCATTCATCTGAACTTTCCATCCTTTCTTTGGTTTCTAACAGCATGTTATTGGCGATAAGCAAGCCTCGGTACACACCGCACGCATGTTGGTACGCGCCGTGATCCGAAGCCTTGCCCATCACCAAATCTTCTTCAATGAGACGTTGTTCCTCACGTATCTTTTTTGAGAGATACGTCAAAAGGTCTTCACTCATTCATTCTCCTTTACGGGTGGTTGGGAACCTTGTTGCAATTCACGGGCAATCTCGATACCCATGCGCATGCCTTCTGCCTGTTGTTTTGAGGACAGGTTGGCTTTGTCAGCGGCAACTTTTGCCCCTGTTTGCATGCCTGCAATTTCTTTCTGCGACGCGATGCGTTCGCGCTCGACAGCCAGTTGGTCTTTCTTAGCCGCAGTATCAATAAGGAGTTTTTGCTTCTTGATCTCGGTTTCTTGTGCCTTGATCTGAAGTTCTGCTTGTTGCATCTGGACGATGGGGTCTTGCGCGGCTTGCTGGGCTTGCTCTTGCGCCATAGAGGCTTGGTTCTTCTGGAGCACTTGTTGAGCGGCAGCAGCAGCCAAACGAGAGATTTGCACTTCAGTCTCTTCGGACATCTCGGAGTCTGGAGCGGGGTAAGGCACACCAGCAGCCTCTTCGATCTGTTTGCGATACTCGAAGGCAAGGTGTTCTTGCATGTGTGCAGCCAAGGCTGACTGAATAGTCCGAGCGTTTGGACTCTGACCAATTAACTGCGCAATTTTTGGGTCTTGCGCAGCCGCCATGTGCACGGTGATGTGTGCTTGATGATCTTGGTAGATGAAGGCTTTGACTGGCTTGCCGTTAATCATGTCCATGTTCTCGGACACGGGATCACGGGGCTTAAAGTCTTCTTCCATCGGCACCAATTTTGCAGCGTTTTTAACGCCCAGCACTTCCAGCATCTGACGATGCAGGTAGGGCAAGTCGTAGATTTGCGGCGCAGACTGCGCCAGTTGGATTACTGCTTGGTACTGAACCACTTTCTGCGACATGGTCGCCGCGTTGGGGTCCGACACCGGAATGACTTCCACCAAGTCATAGTCAGACTTTTTAGCGCGAGGCGTGCCATCGAACGGCTCGTAATCGTACTCCTCGGGGGTGTAGTCACGAATGATGTTCTTGAGCAAGCGGAACTCTTGGCGCATCGCGTAGTGGATGCGAGCCTGCACAGCAGACATCACTTTTAGCGTGCGCTCAAGGATAGCCAGCGTTGTACCGACTGGAGCCTGAGCAGACATGTCGCTGACCTTCAAGTCAGCCGCAGCAGCAAAGCGTCGTCCCTCTTCTACGATGGTACCGAGCAACGAATACAAGACTTGTGACGGCTCCTTATACGGGAGCGTCATGATGTTGTCTTTGATGGTGCCGCTGGTTACATCGACGTCACGGAACTCCGCCGGAGCAATCGGCGTATCGTCGCCCTTGACCCGTAGACCCTTAGTTTTGAATCCGCCGGGTAGATTCGACAGAGTGCCAGCGTCAACAAGTTGGCGAATAATAGAAGTGCCAGACTTAGCAAAAGCGCCAATGAGGTGAATAAGACCAAAGGCATAGAAGCCAAAACCCGGAATGTATGGGTAATGGACGAAGTGGTTGCGCTTCTTTCTAAGTTCATCATCAGAGTTCCAATTGCGCCGGATGGCTAGGATTGTCATCGTAGACTTCTCGATGGTCACCACGTAAGGCAGTGCGATGCCTGTAGGCTCTCCGTCCTCGTCTTTATCTTCGTAACCCTCAAGGTCAATATCGACGTGCATCTCCAGCAACTTGTAGCGATCATCTTGCGAAGCACGAAAGCCCATCTTCTCGGCAATCTTCTTCTCTACTTCATCGAAGGTATCTTGTGGTTCGCCCAACTCTACGTCACGGTAGAAGCCTGCTACTTGAAGTTTTCTCAACTCGTTAGGGGTTTTGCGCATCACGTGCGTTACCCGTTCGGCAGTCTCAATGTTTGACGCGCCGTAAGGCACCACAATGTCTTCTGCTGGTACGAAGATAGAGGTTTGACGTGCAAGGCCGGGGTCGTAGTACACCTTCTTGAAGGCATTACCTGCCAGACCCAAGCCCCACAGCATGCGTTCTTGCTCAGGGCGATACTCCACCATCACATCAGTGAGTTGGTAGTTCATATCATCTTTGACGCGGATTGCAGCGTCACGCTTCTCGGTAGTCTCTTTGCCTATGATCTGCGTGCGCACCGGACCACTGGCTGGGAATGTTTCCATCATGGTCTCGGCTTGGAACTTAACCAACGCCTCAGACAACAGTGGGTGGTAGACACCACAGGCTCCGGGCCAAGGCTCCGTACGGTCTTCAACCTTCATACCGAGGAGTTCTAGGCCATCTACATAAGTTTGTATCCAGTCTTTGCGGCTAGAGATGTCCTCATCAAACTCACCAATTAAGTCACCCGCCAGTGTTGCCATCTGGTCGTCAGTAAGTTCTTCAGCAAGGTTTGCGTTGAAGTCTGTATCGTCGGCTTTACCCGGCTCCAACACGATCTCCAACCCACCGACTTCAATAGAGACACGCTCGGGGTCTTCGATCTCGATTTCAATATCTGGTTCCTGACCTTCCATGAGGCCAGTTAACCCGAGAGGGGCTTGGGAGAGTGCTTTGTCAATTGCCATAATGCGTCCTTTTAATAATACCCCTCGAACTTGCGTTTGAACATTCTTGGTTCATCTTCTTCATCCAAGGCTGTTCTGATGTAACCGCCTTTACGGAACCTCATTAACGCAAGAGATACAGAGTCAACATAGTCATCATGCTCGCCCGAGGGGAAACTGGCAACTTCATCAATGACTTCTTCCGCCCAACTTGTGTTGGGTGCCCAGACCCTACCGGAGGCAAACACGTCTGACACCGCATTCAATCTCGAAATCTTATCGTTACCTTTTACAGGCGTAAACTCCTGTACCGGTATGCCCATTGCTCGCATCTCGTATATCAATGGAGCGCCCGATGCTTTCTTTTCAATTATCACCGAATCTGGTTCCCAGTCTCTATATTGTTCAATAGCGACTCTTTTAAGTTCGGGAAACTCCATCCGATCACGGAAGGCATTAAGCAGGATGATGTTTGTATCGGTCTTGCCCGTCTCGGGGTTATCTTGGTAGAACACCCCCCATGTCGTACACGCCGAATAGTCCGAACGGTTGGTTTTCTCGAAGGCCGTATCCCATGACATCAAGGTAAAGTCACAGAAGGGCGGGTCTTCCTTCTCCCACATCTGCCACCACTCGCGCTTGACGATGGCAGAAGTCTCAGACGTGGGCTGCTGCATGTACTGCGCCATCCACTTGCTGTTGGGGAGTTCTTTTTTGAGGGCCTGTAACTCGTTTAGCGCCCAAAACTCAGGCCACAGCGGGTTCCCAGAGGGCAAAATAGCCGGAAAGTCGATGACTTCCCACTCTTCGCCACCCCGTTGGGCCTCTGCTTTGAGCACTTGACCCGTCAAGTCACGTTTTGACCACCGCGTCATCACAACCACGATGGCTCCGCCCGGTTGCAGACGCTGCCGTGGACCGGATGTGTACCACTCGTAGGTCTTGTCGTAGATTTCCGGGTTGGTTTCCGCCAGTGCGGCCTCTTGTTCTGAGTGTGGGTCGTCAATGATGAGCAGATCAGCGCCCTTACCGGTCACTGCACCGCCCACACCGATAGCGAAGTAGTCGCCACCCTTGTTTGTCGCCCAACGTCCCGCTGCTTTTGAGTCTGCTTGCAGCCCCACGCCGGGGAAAATCTTGGTGTAGACCTCTTGGTCCACCAAGTTTCTAACTTTACGCCCGAAGCCCACCGCCAACTCAGCCGTGTGGGAGGTCTGGATGACCTTTTTGTGGGGGTATTTACCGAGGAACCACGCTGGAAGGAGGTATGACGCGAACTCTGACTTAGTGTGCCGAGGTGGCATGTTGATGATAAGCCGCTTGCACTCACCATTAGCCACCCGCTCGAAGGCCGCAGCCATCTTGGCGTGGTGCCTACCACTGATAAATGTGGGCCAGACCTCTCGAACGAACGCTAGGAACCGAGTATGCGACAACTGGCGTGTCTTAAGTTCTTGGAGTTTTTCCAGTTCGGCGAGCAGTTTCTCCTGCTCCGGCACTGACAGCAGCGGCAGAATGTTAGGAATGTCCTTGAGGGAGACGTTCTCAAGTGCTTGCTGGGCTGTCGTCATCTGTTACCTCATCTGCACCATCCAACTCACCCATCAGCGCCGTGCCCTCTGGCTCCGGTTCTTCTGGCTCGGGCACATCAGCCACACCCAACACATCATCTAGGTCTGCGCCAATAGGCGTAATGTCAATAATGTCTGCATTAAGCAGACGCTTGACCCGTTCCTTGATCGCATGCTCCAAGTCTTCGGGGTTCTTGTAGTTGATCGTGATTTCAGACCGTTCGGTGAACAGCCCAATATCACTGTGTTTACCCAGTAACTCCAAGGCTTTTAACTCATAACGAGGGTCGCCACAGTTGGCAATCTCCATGAGTTTGTTCGTAATGGCTGACCGCGCTTGGGCTGCATCCAAGGCGAGTTGTTGTCCGTAGGTTCGCAGGAATGCCGCTGCCGCAAAAGCCGTGTTTGGATTAGTCAAGGCTTTGGTCTTACGGTTTTTGATTGCCTGCTCAATGAGGGTTTTTTCTTGGCTTGCTGTGCGCTCATCTACTTCAAGCGGCGCACCGAGATCAACCTGTAGTTCTGCTGTGTTACCCGCAACTGCCATTTCTTCAGCGAAAGTAGGGGCGACCTCATCCTCCGTGTCAAACGGGATGGGGTGTTCGGCAGTGGGTTCTATGTTAACTACAGGCATGTAAGGGGCGTTTTGTGGCTCCAGTTCTACATAGTATACACACTAAAGCAGGGAAAGCAGAACATCAAATAAAAAAGGGGTGTGAATCCGGTTCACACCCCAAACGCCCTGAAGGGGAAGGGCGTGCTGCTGAAAGCAAGGTAAAAATTTTTACCTTAAAAAATAATACCCCCCGGGGGTAGGGGAGGTAAAGAAAAAAGAAGGGGGGTGTTTCTAGGATTGAACTAGGTACGTCTTGGCGGACAAATTGAAGGGGGTACCCCTACGTGAATACCCAGATACACATTAGTTCCACGTGGAACATCTTTACCGGAGTGGCGGCGAGACCTATACGGAGATTAGCCGAGTTAAGGCGTGGGGATAAGAATGTGGTACGAAGTTAGGTGA